CCATCAGATCGGCAATGCGCCGCGCCCAACCACGCCCGAAGGTGGGCCAGGTGGGTAGGTCGGTCATGAAGCGCAGGCGGGCGGACAGCATGCGGCGCAGCAGTGCCTGCGGATCAGCGGCGCGCACAGCGCTCAGGGTGATCGGGCCGATCACGCCATCGTCACGCACGCCCACCGCGCGCTGCAGCCAGCGGGCCGCCTGACGCACGCCGGAATTCACGGCCGCGTCGAACACGGCATAGCGCACTTCGGCGGGCAGCTCGTCGGCGCGCACCGGGTCCCAGAAGTCGCGCCGGTAGATCGCCTTTGCGCGATCCACGGTCAGGTTGCGAATGTCCTCGTTGGGGTAGGTGTTGGCCGCAATGCCGAACTTGGTGCCGCGCAGCTCGCCAGCGCCCGCCCGGCCGCCTGTCCAGTTGCCGGGGTCGCGCGGGTCTTCGGTGAATCCGCCCTCGTGGCCCATCAGGGTGTGGAATGCGGTGTCAAAGTCCACGGTGCTCTCCTTCGGTTGAGTCGGCACCAGTCTGCTCTCCACGCCGGGCGGCGTCCTCTAGCGCCTTTTCTCGCTTGGCCACGATGTCGCGCACCGCACGCGGGGTCATGCCGAACATGTCGGCCACCACCTCGATGCGCGCGCCCATCTCGACCATTCGCACCATGGCGTCATCACGCACCCGCTTGAACACGTGCCGGCAGTTGGCCGGGTAGAGGATTTCCCCGCCGAAGGCACGCACCAGCTTCATGGCGTCCTGGTAGCCGATCATGCGGACCAGCTCGTGATCGACTGGCAGTTTCTTGGGCACGTACAGCATGACGATGGGCAGCTTGCGATCAGGCCGCTGGCAGACGGGCAGCTGCGAGATCAGGCGGATCGTCGCCTCAAGCCCGATCACTTCAGCGATCTCGCGCACGCTCTTCGGCAGTCCATCCAGCATTGCCACCCCCTTTGGTTATCCCAGCTTGAATCGGTCCCGACATGGAGCACACGCACCGCGCACAAGGCGGGCCGACCACTCCCCGCACAGGTCACACTCGCCCGGCTTGCCGGCCGGCATGGTGGCGGCCGCCTTGCGCACATTCATGACTTCCGCCTCCAGGGCCAGACGGGCGCGTTCTTCTGCGATGTCAGCGTCGTCCATCAGAATTCCTCCATGGCCCAGCCGCCGCCGTCCTTCTTCGCGCGCTTGCTCACGGCGATGAAGCGGAACGGGTACATGTCTGCGGCGATCTTGATCTTGGCCCTGGCGTCGTCGTGCCAGAAGCCCTTGACCTCGTGCATCTCGATCTGGCCGTTGGCCAGCATCACCGCGAAGTCCGGCGAATAGAAGGTGTTGTCGGCCAGGCGCAGCTTCACGCCCTCGAACTTGAACCAAGCCACATCTCCGGCCACGCGGCGCAACTCCAGGCCGCGCGCGTAGGCTTCCTCGGTCTGGTTCATCTGGCCGGTTTTCAGGCGGCCCAAGGCGGCGTGCTTGAACTGCCTCATCGCTCAAGCCCGTTCAAGCGGTCAGCCACCAGCTGCGCGTAGCCCGCCACATCGATCCAGGAATCGAAGTAGTCCGGGTCGCCGTTCACGATGCGGCCGATCTTGTGGCAGATCATGTCCAAGGCTTCCATCTGGTCGTCCGCCAGCACCTTGCCGCGTTCGATCAGCGCCTGCCGGATGACGCCCTTCAGGTGCTGCGTCAGGGCCGCGTGGCCGGCAAGGTGCCGTAGCGGGCGCCTCGCTCGGCCAGGATCTGGTTCAGATCGTTTGTCATTTCCCCTCCATCAATCGACGCACCGTCACCGACAGAGCGTCCACTTCGTCCATCTTGCGAATGGCCCAGGCGCGCTTCTGGCCATGCCAGCCCATCACGCTGCCTTGGTGGCATTCCTTGCACAGGGCCACGGCGGTGAACCACTGGCCCTGCTTGATCTCGTGCGCGTCACTCGGGCCGGGCTGGTCGCAGACACTGCATGGCAGTTGCTTGACGGCCAGGATGTGCCGGCGCTCGGCTGCGGTGGGCGGGCTTTTATTCTTCGACTGCACAGCCGTCCCCAAACACCACGCCATGCTGCACACCGAAGGCCGTGATCAACTCGATCAACTCGGCCATCTCGCCCTTAGTCATCCTGCGCGTGCTGGTGCCCAGCACCACGAAGCCGCCGTCGACACCTGGCACCACCTGCTGGCGCTTCAAGGCTGCGGTCAGCACGTCCTTCCAGTTTTCGGCGGACAACTGCTGGCCATGCCAGACCACCTGGTGCGACAACTCAGTGAGCATGGCCCACATGCGGGCGTTCTGCTCCAGCGTGCGGGTCTGCGGCTTGATCTCGACGCGATATCCGTCCGGTGCCTGGCGGATCGCCTCGATGGCGTTCGCGCGGGCCTGCGGGTGGGCTAGGATGAAAATGCGGCGCTCGCTCATCGCACACCCGCCCATTCAGCCAGCATCAGCACCGACTCGATCACCGCCCACCAGAAGGCCAGGCCAGCGAACAACACCAGGACGTAGAACAAGGCACGCCAGGTCATAGCAGCCCCCTGCGCGCGGCATCGATTACTTCTGGCCATGACAGCGGCGTCTCTCCAGGGTAAGGCGCACGGACTCCAAGATCGCGTCCCGGCCAGGTGCTTCCCGGTTGTGCCGGTTCCTGAAATGCTCGATGGACGCAAGCATGGCAGCCGCCAGTTGCTTGTTCGGGTGCGTCGACAACACCAGGCGCGTGCAGCACTCCAGGCACTGCATCCGGTACATTCCGCAGTGCGCATGCTTCGCGGCTTTCTCGCAGGCATCGCAGGTCATTCATGCCACCACCTGCACGGCCACACCGGCTTCGGAAAACATCATCCGGGCAATATCGTTGGACTTCAGCCACGCGGAATCCGTACCGGGTGCCGGTGCGCCGATCTGGCGAATGCCGGCGTTGATGACCAGCTTCGCGCATTCGTGGCAGGGGTACTTGGTGACCACCAGCCCGCAGCCGTCCAGCGGCGTGCCGACTGCTGCGGCGTTGGCGATGGCGTTGGCCTCTGCGTGCGCCACCAGCAGCAGCTTGGTGTCCCGGTCCGCATAGCGTCCGGGGTCATCCTCGACACCACGCGGGAAGCCGTTGTAGCCGACAGCGCGAACGGCTCCGCGCGCGTCGATCACCACCGCCCCCACCTTGGTGCGCGGGTCTTTCGATAGCTCGGCCACTTCCATGGCCAGCGGGTAGAACTTGGCGAGATTCATGCTGCACCGCCTTTCGCGCGATGGCTTTCCCAATCGAACACGATCAGCCCGCCCCCGTCCTCGCGGATGCGGTCGATGATGCGTTCGCCCAAATAGCCAGTGACATCCGACACTGCAAGGTTCGACATCAGGATGGTCGGGCGGCGCTTCTCGTAGCGTTCGTTGAGCACGTCGAACAGGATGTTGCGTTCGAAGTCGCTGCCGAACTGCACGCCCACCTCGTCCAGGATCAGCAGGTCAGGGGCCACCAGCGTCTCGATGGCCTGGCTCTCGGTCTGCCGACTGTCCCGCCCCCATGAATCCTTCACACGGCGGATGGCGCGCATCACCGTGGAGAACAGCACGGTGCGGTTCTGCTCGCGCATGATCTGCAGGCCGATCCCGCAAGCCAGGTGCGTCTTGCCGGTGCCTGGCTTGCCGACGAACAGCGCACTGCGACCGATGCGCAGCACCTTGTCAAACTCGTCCGCATACACCTGCGCGAATGCCAAGGCACTGCGCTGGCCTTCGCTCCTGGCGATGAAGCCGTCCAGGGTGCGGTCGTGGAATCGCTCAGGGATTCCAGACTGGCCGATCTTGCGCTGCCAGGCATGCAAGCGGGCCTCGCGCGCCTTGGCTTCATCGGCGGCCTTCTCGCGGGCCGATTCCTCGGCGGCGCAGGCTGGGCACTTAGACCATGGCATCGATCTGCCCATGATCGTGAAGGACTTGGCCTCGAACGGGCCATGCTGATCGCAGGATTCCTGCCGTGTTTGAATGTTTCCGATCTCGTTCATTTCGGCCTCCAAGGTCAAAGCGTCCGCACGGTTGGGCCATCGCCGTAGTAGCCCGGCTCGTTGAAGCGTTCGACTGATGCCTTCGTGCGCATCGGCTTCTGTTTCTCGGCCGCGTACTGCTGATCACGACGCAGCCAGTTGCGCCAGGCACCAACCCAATCGGTCATCGCGGTCTTGAAGGTGTGGTCGCGGAAGGCGGCCGTGGCCTGGTCGATGTTGACCAGCGGCGCATGCTCTGCCGCCCAGGCGCGCATGGCATCGGTCAGCAGGAAATCGGCAGGACACTTGCGGGTCGGACGCGGCTTGGCGGCGCGCTCTCCCACTACGTCAGTAGTGGGAGATATCTCTTCTCTTCTCTTCTCTTCTCTAGCTAACGCACCAGTAACGCCAGCGTTCGCGTTATGTAACGCTTGCTGCGTTACAGGGGCGCACGAAGCCGGTTCATCGGCGTCAATCGGTGCGTTACAGGAACGGTGTGAAGCCACGCGGCGTGCTGTCAGCGCGCGTTTCTTCGCTGACGATCCGTTGTGCTCCTCGAAGTTGACGATGCGCACGCCCTCGGGGTGGTCAGCCACCCAGCCAATGGCCACCAGGGCATCACCGAAGCCGGCAATGCCGGTCTTCCGGTCGATGGCGCGCAGGGTCATGCCGTGCAGAATGCCGTCCTCGGTGTGCTGGTCAGCGGTTGCCCACAGCCAGTACAGACCGCCGATCACGGTCGCCTCGTGCTGGTTGGTCTCGTCACACAGGCGCGCTACCCTGGGGTCGTCCCAAAGGTTGTCGCGCATCTTGATCCAGTCGCCTGCCATGATCACCGGCCTCGACGAATTGATCTGCTGTCGGTACACTTGCAACTATTCATTGCTGTCCTCTCGTGCAGGATGGTTGTGAACAGAAGCCGCCCGGTGTTCCAGCACCTGGCGGCTTCGCTTTTTTTGGTCATTGCTCAACGGGGTACAGGTCAGGCCGAAGTTCATGCCTGGTGACCTTGCCGCCCACCAGGCGCTCTACCTGCAGCACACGCTCGGCCGGCACGGTGCCTACCCGGCACCAGCGCTGCACTGCCTGCGGCGTCAGGCCCAGCCCCCGCGCCAAGGCCGACTGCCCACCCAGGCAGGCGACGGCTCGCTGTATCGCGCTCTCATTCATCGTTGCTCGCTTCCGATCCATTGGCTACAACCGAATCTTACAACACGCCCAACGATATTACAACTGGAATTTGCACTGGACAATTACTCTGCAGGCAGTCTGCCCGTATTTTTTTCGTCCGCGCCTACAACTTTTGCTTGCACGCTACAAAAAAGGGTTGTATATTTGGGGTGTAGTGATTACAACTGAAAGGCAGCGACATGAACACAACCCACCTCACCACCGCCGCAGTGATCGCCCTCCTGCTGCTCGCCTTCGGCCTGGTCGGCCAGTCTGACTACGAGGCTGCAGTCGCAGCCGACCAGCACTACACCGAGATGGTCTGCGCCGGCCACTGGCCCGACTTTGACAGCCGCAGGCCGGACTGCGGCGCCATCCAGAACGCGAACTATCGCAAGTGCCCATTCTGCAAGCAGTACAGCGACCCAGCAGACATGAAACACAACCCGAGCAGCCGGTACTACTACCACGCCGCCTGCAAGACCGAATACCGCAATTCCAGGAGCGACACGAAATGAGCACCGCACTGATCCCCTTCCAAGACCTTCAAGGCATGGCCCAGGCCATCGCCAAGTCCGGCCTGTTCGGCATGAAAACCCCCGAGCAAGCGCTGGCACTGATGCTGGTGGCGCAGGCCGAAGGTCTGCACCCGGCGACCATCACCCAGGACTACGACATCATCCAAGGCCGCGCAGCCCGCAAGACGCACAGCGTGCTCGCGCGCTTTCAGCAGATGGGCGGCACGGTGGAGTGGCACGAGCTCTCCGACACCGTGGCCGATGCCACCTTCAGCCACAAGTCCGGCGGCAAGCTGCGCATACAGTGGACCATCCAGCAGGCCCAGAAAGCCGGACTGACCGGGAAGGACAACTGGAAGAACTACCCCCGCGCCATGCTGCGCGCCCGGTGCATCGCTGAAGGCATCCGCGCCGTGTACCCCGCAGCGCTCGGCGGAATGATGGTCAGCGAAGAAGCTCAAGACCTGCCGCTCCACGAGCCCAAGCAGATCGACCC